TTCTTCCTTTAATCTATCAGCAGTATGAAAAGTCTTTGCTTCTTCAGGCTCATCTGTAATAATCAACAGCCTTAAAAAAGGTTTTTCTTTTTTATCTTCGGTGATATAATCTTTAAAATTAGTTACTTGCATTATTGCTATCTTGTTCAGGACTTTCTTTTTCGTCTGTCTTCTTACCTATATTGTACTTAGCAGATAAGTTCCACTCTTTCTTTTCCTTAAATGGTAAAACTTTTATTTGACTTAAAGGTGCTTTATCCTCTGCGTCTGTTGGTTTTACAATGTCAATTAAGTTCCAGTCTTGTAATAAAATAGCAATTGTGTTTCTTCTTTGAATATCGTTAGCGACTAGTGTAGCCTTTTTGCCATCTAAAGCAAATAACTCTTTGAAGTGTACTATGTAATACTTACCTTGTTTGTGTAAAATATGGCAAGATTGGTATAGTGTTTTATCTTTTCTACTTGCAACACCAATTCTTGTCAAAGTTTCTCTGACTTTTAGAAAGTCGTCTGGTTGTTTAATGGTAACCTCTAGCATATTTTCCGGTGACCATGAAATTTCTTCACTCATTTTCGTTTTCTCCCGCCTTTGTCTAGGCTTATTTTTATATCGTCAATTTGTTTGTCGGTTAATATGCTTAAAGCCTCTTTAGCTTTCTCATTACTATAACCATAATACTCTTTGACATAATTAATATTTTTCAATTTGGCTTGTGATAACCACTTGCCACCAAATCGCTTACTCTTCCTGATACTATTTATGTAAAAATGAAACTGAAGCTTCTTATCCAAGAAGTGATAACCATTCATTTCATTTGCTTGAGCAATACAATCATAGTGCATAGATAGACACTTATTGACTATAAAGGGAGGATATTTCTTTTCCCATGTTAGGTCCTCACTATCTAACAAGGGTTTCTTATCAAAATTAATTGCGTTTAAATAATCTTTTAATTCGTACATAACAAACTTTCTGGAGCGGGCAATGGGAATCGCACCCATGACTTATCCTTGGCAAGGATATATTTTACTCCTAAACTATGCCCGCCTATCATTATTTGAATTTACAACTGGCCATGATTTCAGTTAAACAGGCAACCATATTTATTTCTTGGTCTGCAACAAAAGCCGCCTTATACTGATAACCAGCTATAATCAAAATTGCTTGTGGTACTGATTTACTATCTAGTGCCTCATAAAGAATATCATAGATACCTCTGAATAAAGAAGCAGGTTCTTTGTCAATATTATTAACAACCCATTTTCTCATATCATTAAACTTCTTTGCTTTCAAAGTTTTTACTAGTTCTTTATTATTAGCCTCTGATAGACTAAACAATATACCACTATCTATTTTACCTCTTACAGAATATCTTTGAAGTTCATTTATAGTTCTACGAAAATCAGGATAATATTTCTGTATGAGTTCAGCTAAAACCTTTTTATCAAACTCAATGTGTTCAGATTTAAGGAGAAAAGACATTCTCTCCATAAAAGATTTAGCCGTTTTTACCTTTTGACCATTTTTAATTGTAAAGTCAATAACAGTACAACGACTATGAAGTGCCGGAATAATCTTATTTCTGTAATTACAAGTAAAGATAAATCTACAATTATTGTAAAATGTTTCAATAAAATTACGCAAAGCAGGTTGAACACTATCAGCATTCATATAATCTGCCTCGTCTATAATTACAACTTTATGATTAGATTGTTCGGTAAGAGATACAGTAGAAGCAAAGTTTTTAATCTTATGCCTCAATGTATCTATTTGACGGCCTTCGTCTGACCCATTGATGATAATATAGTCAGCACCTAATTCTTCACACAAAGCACGAGCAACGGTAGTTTTACCAGTACCAGCTGTGCCTGATAGAAGTAGATTAGGTATTTCTTTTTGTGATAGAAACTGACTAAAAGTTTCTTTTATATCTTGCGATAAGATACAATCTTCAATTTTCCTAGGCCGATATTTTTCGACCCATAAGTAATCTGACATTATATAACCTCATTATTTAAAATTCACTATCTGGCTCAAGTGCAATCCAATATTGGACTTTCTTGTTTCTATTTATAAAGTGAGATATTTTTTGTGATGAAATAGCGACATCATAGTCATCACTAATCATCTTAAAGTTCTCAACTTTAAAATATGCCTTAAAGGTCTTATCAGTTTCTCCTACATCAATTGAATATTCATTTGAAGATTTGTTTTTCTTATCAGTAGCAACCATGTGTATCTTACTACCATTACCAACTACTGCAACATCAACTAGATTTAGTGTTGTAGCTGCCTTCATAAGTTTTGCAAAACTTTCCTTTTTAAATGCAAAAGAAACAAACTTATCTGGCATTGTAATTGTTTTTGTTGGTGCAACAATAACTGATTTATCAGCAAAGAAATATTTAATATTTTGTTTAGATTTTTCTTCGTTGATTGTTACATTGGCACCACCGTTGAAGTTTAATTGTGGACTATCAAACAATTCAATAGACCTCAAAAACTCTGGTAAGTCATAGATAGCAAACTCGCTACCAAACTCCTCTTTAATCTCAGCTTCTGCTAAGATATTTTTCATAGTAGAGATTGTTTGTACTGTTTTTCCAGGTTTAACCAAAATGTTTTGATTAATATTAGAAAAGTTTTTTAGTACATCAATCGTATCAGTTGAAAGATTCATAATATATTTTCTCCTATTTAATTTGTCAAGTATTTCAACATACTCTCTGGTGAAGATTCACCATATGGGTCGCTAGTCAAATTATCACATTTGCCTGGTTCTTCAAATAATGCCTCAATGACACCATCATTTACAACCATTGCATATCTCCAAGACCTTTGACCAAATCCTTTATCGTCTTTACAGACAAGCATTCCCATTAATCTTGAAAACTCACCTGAGCCATCTGGAATCATTTTGCAATTTACAATATGTTCTTTTTCTGCCCAAGCATTCATTACAAAAGAATCATTAACTGACATACAATAAATTTCGTCAATGCCTCTTTCTTTGAATTCGTTATATTTACTTTCATAACCTGGTAATTGTTTACTTGAACAAGTTGGTGTAAACGCACCAGGTAATCCAAAGACAACTACTCGTTTGCCTTTAAAAAAATCATCACTCGTTTTAGTAACCCATTCGCCAAGTTCTCTTACTTTAAACTCTACATTAGGTACTTTGTGTTTCATCATATATTCCTCTATTAATTTTGGAGCGGATGGATGGTACTGCCCCACCTTCATCTGATTGGAAATCAAATATAATACTTTTATACGACATCCGCATTTTCTATAATACTATAAGTGCCAAAGAAAGTCAAGCCTCCTTCGGCACTCACTTTATTTTTATAATAGTACCAACTCATCCATGTTGTGGATTTTCTTAATCGCTGGTAAGGTTGCATATAATACCACTTTACTTGTATTTTTTGGTATTACACTATCACCTTTACTATTTTTATACACAAAAAAAGTTTCTGCATAATTACTAATTGATTCTTTCCAATTAAAGTTATGCAATTTGACCCTATTGTCATATTGGTCGGTCAAGTCTTTTGTGTTATTAGAGCTTTCAAGTGTTGATGTGTGAACAATAATCCTTAAAGTTTTACCTATAAAGTGTGGATTAGCCATCACAATTGACGCTCTGTATATGTTTTTAGTCCATGATGATGAGGCACAAACTAGATACAAAATATCTGGTTCTGAACCGTCATCTTTCACATATAATAATTCTGCATTACCAAGGCCTGCACCTGGATATTGTAAAGCAGCTTTCTTATAATGATGGTCTGTCATCCATTCATTAATATTCTCTGGTCTCCATGAGTATATCAATGGTCTTGTATTTGCATTGTTTATAATTGTTTGTGCTAATTGGTCTTTATAATTTTCAGTAAAAGGACCATCACCTGTAGCCTCATAAATCCATGATTTAATATCTGCAAGGTTTTTATTTAACATTTTACCGTTAATTAATTCTTGACCAGCAGATATAACATCTGCACCGTTAGCAACACCTGACGGTACATCAACACAATTAAATCTTACTGATTGTGTAATCAAAGTTCTAGTATCTTTAACTTTATACACAGCCACAATTGCATTTTTCATTCTACAATTATTTTTTAAGATTTTAGTTCTTGTTTTACCAGTTATGATTTTAATTGAACCATCAGGATATAGACAAATTGCAATTGGCGGATATCTTAATTTATATCCGTTTGTTACAATGTCATTTTTTATTTTATCAAATTTCTGATTTTCACCGGCTCTTCCTTGTTGAGAGCCATAACTACCCTTAATAGAATCATTTAGAGTATCAATATCATAAATGTCAAATTTCTCAAAGGTTATACCCTTTGGCAATTCATCACCATATAATTCTGGATATGCCTCTATGTTTATGATTTCTCTTAATCTATTTAAGTTTGCTTCTGAAAATGCGTCAACAAAACTTGTATTGATAACTATTGAATTATCATCAATTGTTTTTGTTAAACTTATATTGTTATGGATTCCTAGTTGTTGTTCTAGCTCACTAGATAGCTGTACTTGTTCTTGAAATGTCATCTTATACTCTTTCTCGCCACATGGCGAATTGTCATTAATTTAATTCGGCACCAAACCTAGTTTGGCATATGCCTATTATTATATATCCAAAATATTTACTCATTTTAAAAATATATTATTATTATATAGTAATTGTGGAGGAAAGTCAAGCCTCCCTCCACAATTTAAATTTAGCAGAGCCACCATATATAAAAGTGGTT